CTTCTAGATCAAAATTGGTTTTATCAAATTGGTTTTTTAATGGAACAGTTAATCCCGGAGATGTTTTAACTGGGTCTTCTGATGCTAAACCTATATTATTAGCTAATGCTTTATCATATCTTTTTAAAAGTCCCATAATTATATGTTTACAATTTTACCCTTAATATCACTATTAGGAAATTTAACTTCAAATATCATTGGATCAATAGATGGATATAATACATTATCTATGGTAGCTCCCTGTACATCATATGCATATTGAGAGTAACTTCCATCATTTACAGTTTTATTAGAAAAGCTAATATTTTTTACTGTTTGGACTCCTTCTATTCTATCTAAAAGATTAAAAATATCTCTATAAATAATAGGCTCATTTAATTGCCAATTTCTAATATTAAAATAGTTTTGTAATGCAATAATACACCTTCTTAAAACATCATTACTATTAAAATTAGGTAAAGTTATAATTTCAAAATTTATCCCAATATTAACTATAAATGCATCTTTAATAGCTACAGAATCACCTATTGTTCTAAATTGAGATAAATAAGTTGTTAAATTTTGTTTTAATGTTGAGCTTGCTGTAGTTAGGTTCCCATTATTATCAAAGGCTAAAACATATAAGTCTACATTAGTACCTGTATTAGCAGATGCTTTAGATTTTTCAGTATAAACTTTTGCTATTTTTCCATATTTAGGAGTCATAGATAAAGCTCTTACTGTATAATCATCAGGGGTAACTGTTCTATATTGAGTATTAAAATTTGAAATAATATTTTGTCTTAATTCTTCAATATTATCCCCCCCTCTACCACCTGAAGCAGCGTTTGGGTTGTTTACAATTACTGAGTTGAATGATTGTTGGTATAAACCACTTGGGTCTGTATCACTAAAATTAACAAATGTTTTATTTATTTGTTTTATATTAGTTAAAGTATTAGCATTAATATTAGCACCAACTCCACCTCCAGTTAGATACCTTACAGTTAAATCTCCAGTAGGGGCTATACCATAAGTAGGAGTAAATATAAAGTTTGTAGGTGAATAAGCAGTTGTTAATTTATTTTTTTCAAATGGTAAACCTAAACCAATATTATCACTATTAGGTGTAATTTCTTCTTCTACATCTTGTGTTGTACCTGCGCCAAATTGAATTTCTAAAGAACCACTATTAATAAAACGAGCAGCAAATCTACGTTGTGTTTGTTTTAATTGGAGTAAGTAGGGTGTTTCACCTTCATTTAAATAATTATTTGGATCATTGGGGTTAGTATTACGAACTGAATCATATACCATTTCTTCTGCTAAATAAGGTACTTCATACCACACATTACCATCAGAATCTACTATATCTAAAATACCTACAATATTAAGTGCATTAATAGTAGTTGTGAAAAATTCCTGTGGGGTAGTACCTGCATTAATAGTAGTTGTATTAATAGTAGATGAAATAGCTCTTCTAGATTTTTTTAATAAGTAGGTTTGGGGATTATTTGAACCATCTACAGTATAAACCGTTACTTCTGTTGAGTCTTGAGAACTAGAAACCGTAAAATCAACTGGGTCTTCTGTTAAAAAATTAACATTAGCATTTGATAATGAATTTACTTGAACATTTTCTCCTATTAATAAAGCATAGTTATAATCAGGTTGGTAAATAGAAGGACCAGAAAGTAAAGCTGGTACAGTTTGGTAAAAGTCTAAATCTGTTGTAGCTACTCCTGTAACCTGAGGTTTATAACCCATTACATAAGCTAAATCAAATAGATTTTCAAATTTACGTGCAAATTGAGTATANGTTTCTTGNATTTGATTATCTTGATAAAATGACATAACNTCCCCAATATATGCNGACATTTCCATAAACATCATACCTGGGGATGCTTCACTAAAATCAGTGTAGGTTGTTGGGAAGTAGGTTTTAGAATAATTAACTAATGTAGACCTTAAGTCTGCAAAGTCTTTATTTACATATTTTATATCTCTTGCTTGTGCCATTATCCAAAGTTAATTTCTAAATCATCTGATACCCCTTGTTGAGGTATTGAATATTTAATTATTACCCTAACTGTGTTAGAATCTTCTAATCTTAATACATCTATTCTATCTAATCTTACTGAAGGGAATTGTGATTCTAATTTAGAACTAATATGATCCTCAATTCCTTCTAAAGTATTATTTGAAATTTGTTCAAATAAAAATTTTCTTAAACCACCCCCAAAAAGAGGATTTTCAAGTCTTTCTCCAGGTTCAGTTAAAAAGTAATTAATTATATTATTTTTTAAGGAAGCTAGACTAGTAAAATTACTCGTAAAACAATTGGGGTGGGAAAAAGGAATATTAACTCCTACTCCAACGTTAGGTTGAAAGTCCGTTGCAGGTATTATACGAGGGTTAAATGCCATTATTTTTTATTCATTAATCCCATAATTTGATCTAAACCTACATTACCTTCAGGTAATTTAGCACCTTCTCCTGATGTGTTCATACCAGGTTGAACTTGTAAATTTCCTCCAAACCCTTGAGCTTGGGTAGAGTTAAAACTTAATGTGTCTTGACCTGGTTTCATTCCATTTAAGACTCCCATCATATTTTCTCTTAATTTAGCTTTATCGGTTTCTGGGAGAGATTGTGGTTGAGATTGAACGGGGGTATTTTCTGTTACTACAGTTTTGGGTGAGCGAACTGCTTCAAGTAGAATATCTTTTAACTCTTCTTGAATAGCAGCTTTCACTTCTTCTCTAATTACTTTTCTTAATTCGTTTAATTTCATGATTATAAATATTGGTTTAATACGCTTTTAAATCGTCTCTGTCAATAATAAATTTAAGTTCGTCAATTAATACTTGGGGGTTTGANGCAAANGAATATTCTGTTGATATCATTATAATTTCAGATCTATTTTTTCCTACTGCTCTATTTTGATTTACTGTATCAGTAAACGGTCTAGTTTCGATTTCTAAAATAAATCCTTTATAAGTACCATCATTTTCAGAAGCTTCAGCTATTAATTCATTATCATATATAGAGTTAATTGAATCTGATATTCCTGTTAGGTTAGCATTAGGGTTACATAATGTAATTAATATATCTAACCTATCAAGCAAATCTACACATCGTACAATCGTATTTTGTACTGTAGCAAATGATGGGGATACTTGTGCTGCTGTTATTTTTAAAGGTGGTAAATTTGGGGTACCATCGGGTTTAAAAGTAACTGTATCAGCTATAGTATTTAAATCATTAACAGCAGATACAACAGCACCTGGGATTAGGGGGATAGCTTTTGCNGCTTGGTTAATACCAAAGCTTGCTCCTTTTAATATTTTAATAAGATCTTCTAATATTCCAGCAAATGATGCTCCAAAATCTACACTTAAAGTAAATGAATCTAATATTTTACCTGTATTATTAAGATAATCTACTGCGTTATTTCGTTTTGCTATAATTTGAGGTAATTGAACATTACAAAATTCTTCTTTAAGTTGTTCTTTTAATTCATCTATATTATCACTTTCTTCCTCTAATGCAGTCTCTAATTTATCTATACCATATTCTTTAATAAGATTAAAAGCTAATGGAATAACAAATTTAGATAATTTTTGAGATTGTTTTAAAACTAAAGAACCTAATTTTTGTAAACCCTTCGGTTTTTGATCCTCAGCTACAGCATTATTAATACCCTCTATATCAGTTGAAGTTAACTCTGATTGTTCAACTCTATCTTTTTTGAGTTGTTCTTTTTGTTTTCTCTGTTCTACTACCTCTTGAGGTTTAGGTTTTGGTGGTGGCGGTGGTGGTATTTCTACAATATTAACTTCAACAGGGGGTTGATTTGAACTAAAAGGATAAAGTTCAGTATATAATACATCAAATATAACAAAAATATCAGCAGTGGTTTCAGGACCCTCAAATAAAATATTTCCACTAGCATCTCTAGCTATTCCCCTTTGAGCGAAGCCTGTAGATTCTAAACTAAAAATTACTCCGGTACTAACTAAAGCAGTATTAGGTGGAAGAGATGGGTTATTTGTAGGATTAAAAGCCATTATACAGTCTTAGTAGTTTGAGATAATATATTAGATAATTCCGCTTTATAATCTCCAATCTTATCATTTATAGCTTGTGCTACTAAATTTGTAGGTCCTATTGGTGTACCAACTGGAACACCTAATTGGTTTTTAAGAGCCCCAGTTAAAAAATTTAAATCATTTAATATCTTAGTTAATAGATCTACCAAATCATTACCTAAAACTACGGGTTGAGCAGTTTCTATACCACCAAGATATAATTCTGGTGTTTGTATTACGGTTTGGGTAGCTGCATCTATATTAACAGATTCTACAGTATTTAAATTAATACTTTTTTTAGAAGATAATAAAATATGATCTTGAGTAGAATTAAATAATAATCTACCAGAATTTAAAATAATTTGTTCTCCTATATATGTGTTTGGAGTTGTAGGAGCAGTACTTCCCGAATATGATAAATAGTCATTTTGAGAGGAGACTTCAATTGGTATTTTTTGGGTTGAAGTAAAGTAAGCAGAAGATCCATCTAAATTTATATCTTCAGTGATAGAATTAAATGTAGGTTGTTCTGTGTGTTTTTTATTAGTTAAAATGGTAATAGGATCTCCTATACTACCACTAGTAGACCAATTATTTTGTACAGGGACAATTCCATTAGGTACAGTATTACCAAATCTAAGTGAATTCCCAAATCTACCATCTATAATATAATCTCCTTCATAAGGGAA